GGCGAAGATGCCACCACCTGACAAGATCGAAAAGTGGTTAGACGTTAAGAAGATCAGACTTCAAAAGAAGGGCGGCGGCTTCGTTAAGTCAACACCACAGGCTCGGAAGTCTGCCGCGTTCCTAATGGCTCGGTCAATCGGTCAGAAGGGAATTGAACCGTTCCCATTTTACGAATACGCGATTGAATCTGTACTCGAAAAAAACGAGGCTGCAATAAATCGTTACATTGAAAAGAAAATTGAATTAAGATTGAAATTGAAATAGAATGAAAACACTACTCACAATTATTATGATCGCGGGTTCGTTGATTGCAAAATCACAAACCATGTACACAATTCTTTTTTTGACTGATGCCAATCCTGAAGAGTTCACAATGACAGTAACCAATGACGACACGATGGATACCGTTGCGGTTTACGGCAACCTATCACCAAGTGCATTGTCAGGCGTAACAATATCGCTGCCTGTTGGAACATATAGTTTCCACATGGACGATTCAGGCGGTGACGGATTTACAAACGGTATGGTTGCTATGGCTTCACAACATGGAATCGTTTTCGGTGTATTGGGCAACTATGGATCATACACTGCAAATACAATCATGGTTGAAGAATACGATCCATGCGCATATTGCCGAACCGATTTTGATAACGATGGGATGACTGGCGTTTCTGATTTATTAATATTCATAGCCGCTTACGGCCAAACCTGCGACTAATGGCAATAACTATTGAACAACAACCGCGACTGCTTAGCATGGCAGGTCACCCCGTAGTAATCGGGCTATCTTCGGACAACACCGCTGAAGATGGTTTTCGTTATCGTGTTGAGGTCACAGTGGGAACAGATGATGCAGTTATACTTTTCGTTCCGCCTGCATCAGGATCAAACACGCTTGTCGATCTTCGGTCATTAGTGGATAATAGATTGAATGATATTCTTGCCGGACTTGTCCATGCTGAAAATAGTTCCAGCGGTTACGGAACAAACGATGATGATGTAAGAGATGTCGAAGTTGATATAACAGAATGGTGGCTTGTCGATGGTATATTGACAGAGAACGCAGGATCAGAGGAAAGTGTTGATACGTTCTACGTCTTGAATGGCTACTTCGATAACAAGACAGGTTTCAACCCTGACACGGAAGGATCAAACACCGACTACGCATTCAATCTAAACGGCAACACAAAGAGGTTTTTTTCAGATCGAAAATATAATACTCACATTTGGGACAAGGCTGAATCGTTCGGAATAACACCAAGCGCACAGACTATTTTTATTCCAACATTTGCATCCGATTGGGGTGTGTTTGCTTATATCTACGGAGATACCTATATCAACAACAATACGATTAACCAAATACTGATCACCATATACGACGCGGCAGGCGCACCCACGTCTGAATTGATAGAAGGATTCGAGGGTAACTTACTTAACACGGGTGTATATCCTATGAATTTAGCAACTTCATTCCCTGACGTTGCACCTGCAAACACTCCGAATTGGAGGTTCTATACGGTTCGCGCACAAAACGCTTCGGATGCAGCCGTAAGCGCACTATATGTTTTTTACAATGCGGAACTCTACGGACAATCAGACTGCAAACACAACAAGGTTCGACTTGCATGGCAGAACTCACGAGGCGGGTGGGATTACTTCAACTTCATCAAAAAGAACGAAGAATCGTTAAACATCGAACGAACTTCGTTCAGAAAGTTGCGCGGGTATGGAACAGGAACTTTTACTTACGGTGCATTCGACGCAGGAACGACAATACAAGCGGTCAAGGCCACCAAGTCACTAACCGTTACTTCGGATTGGATCAGTGAGAATGAATTCATTTTTCTTCAATCCTTGCTCGTATCACGTCAGGTTCATTGGGTTCAAAATGATGGCACGTTCTATCCAGTTGTCATAGACAATAACGACTACACCCTCGCCCGTGAACGCAACGGCAAATTGAAGAACCTGAACTTGAAACTTGCAATGGCAAACCAATACGTATGACTACCGACATTCAACTCATAGAATCCTCATCAGGTAGAATCGTTTCGTTGTTTGAAAACGATCCGATTGCTATCACGATGCGATTCACAGACATTCAAAGCTTCGCAGCAACGGGTGGGTTTTCGCGTTCGTTTCGTGTTCCATTTGATACCAACAATCAGCAGATATTTAGCGCACTATTTGAGCCGAATGTTTCACCCGTGACAAATTACTTTCATGTGAAGATGGAGGCAGAACTTCGGGTGAATTCGATGCCATTTGCCACAGGTCATATTCAGGTCATGCGCTCGATTATCAAGGATGGTATGATTGCATCGCTTGAGGTTGTCTTTTATTCGGAAACTCCGAATTTATCGAAGGCCCTTGGAACGAAGAAACTCGCAGACATTGCAGCACTTGAAGATCTGAACCACGTTGTAACTTATACGGCAGTAACAAACACGACTGAACCCTACCGGTACGCACTAATTGATCGAGGTTTTAAGTTCAGCGAAGAAGCAGAATCAGGTGCAAGGGTTGTATTAAATACAAGTTCACCAGTCTATCCCGCTGAAATGACACCGATCATTCAATGGGCATGGTTATTCGATAAGATCATTCGTGAGGCAGGATTTGATTACGATGCGGATGCACTTGTGACACTGCTCGAGGGTTATTATATGCCGTTTGTCGTGGGTAGAGCGTTAAATTATGAGATACCTCCAGAGGGTTATTTTTTTAAGGCAGGATATACTACCACACAGAACAATGTTCAAAACACAAATATACCGCAGCAACTCACGGGACTGACCGAATCATACGACAATAACAGTGACTTCGCATCATCAGTTTACACTGCGCCATTTTCAGGAACTTATACCTTCAGAATATTCGCCACATTCAGACGTGACACCAATCCAAGCGGCTCACCATTTGTAAGATTTTCACTTCGCACCGCGACGAATCAGCCCTATTGGGGTACTGAGACGCTGCTTATGTCTCCCGCAATTGGAGCGATTACCAATAAACAAATTGATCGAACCATAACACTTGAGCAAGGCGACACAGTTGCGTTGTATATGGATGGAGGAACGCCAATAGTTGACCTATTCGGTGACGCTGATAACGACTTCGGAAGCGGAACGGGGTTTGCCCTGATCGGCTTTGATGGCCCGTTATACGGACAGACGATCGAAATGAAGTTGAACGCACCGGAGATGACGCAGATGGAATTCATTCGCGACGTAATCGCAATGCACAACCTCGCTGTAATTCCTGACCGCAACATTCCCAAAAAACTCACATTTGAATTACTGAACACTTACATCGGAAGTGGAACCGATCGAGATTGGACGAATAAACTTGACATATCGAAAGACTACATAATCGAGCCGACGACTTCAATGCAGCATCAGAAGTTGAAGTTCACCTACAAACAGGCGGGCGACGTATGGAATAAAATCTTCCAAGACGCAGGACGCATATACGGTGAGTATAAGATCGAAGGGTACACTGTCAGCAGTTCGGACGTTCCCAATGACTTTGCACAGGGTGAATTTACAGTGCAACTTGTGACGCAGCCGACGCCATCCAATGCGATTAGTGGAACGGGTATAGTTATCCCTAAGTTTGTAAATGATAAGGGTGAGTTCGTAGTGCCCGGACCTCGCTGTCTATACATCGCAGGAACGGCTGACATTGCATTATACGACGACATCACCGACGAAGTTGGAGAAATCACAACAGTGAACCTTGTCAACCATTACAGCACAGTGAACGCAGAAGTTCAAGACTATGATCTGAACTTTGCCCCCGAATCACAGCCACATCAGATCATCGGTCATCCATACAACAATCTGTTTAATCTATACTACCGAAAATACCTCAACGAAATCTATTCACCCGAGGCTCGGATGATGACCGCATATTTTGATCTGTCATTTGCCGACGCAATTAACATAAGATTCAATGACGTGATTTGGGTGAAGGATTCGTATTGGCGTGTGATTGAGATCAACGGCTATCGGATGGGTGATCGTGACAGTACACAAGTGAAACTCATAAAGATCATCAACAGCCAAGCCGACTGTCCTGTTACTCCATTCTCGGTCAATCTTAACGGCAGTGTGAACTTTGTTGATTTCAACGGCGATCCTGCAACTGCAACACAGACTTGTTGCGAGCGTTACGGTTATACATGGGAGGCACTAGGAGAACTCTGTTTTCAATTCGGTGCAGATCGTCGCGATGATCCTGCAGGCTCACCATTCGGAACCACGATCGGACTTGCTTCAACTCGCGGGTTGCCCCTTCCAAGTTACAGCTTAACAGTTGGTAGTGATATCCAACATTCACCTGGAAACATTCAGACGATAACAGTTGGTCAGGGTATAGAATCACTCGGAAATAATCCGAACACCTTCATCAATGGTGAGCAGATCAAATATGAAGGCGATCATGGAAGTGGGTTATTGACAGGAAAAAACATCTACGCCAACGTGCCGGGCCTTCACATCGGTGGCGGGTGGATGAGCGACAACAGATCGGATGCCGAAGGTGGCAGTCAGGCGGGAATTTTTGTGATGAATATCAAGGGTGGATTGGCATCAGGTGGTGCAACTCTCGAACTACTGATTGAAGGTATCACAGGTAAACGGATTAACATTCCAGATAAAACCGCATGGGCGTGCATCGTCACGATTAGTTGCAGCGAAATGACGACAACAGTAATCAATCAGGCTCATTCGCAGTTTGTCGTGATGATAAAAAAGGAAGGCACAGCGAGTGCGGGAACGATTCAAAATATCTATCATCAAAACACCTTCCACAATATTCAGTTCACCATTGACACGGCTACCAATACAGCAGAACATCGCTTCAAGGTTGGGTTGGCGGGAGGCCATCCACACACAAACATGAACTTCATCGCAAAGGTTGAATATATCCAATATCGCAGAATATGATAGATCACTCAGAAACAATCGGGGCTGTATTAAAACTCGTTAAGGCGGGGCTAACTGTTCCAAAACATAACAAAGAGTTGTGCGGTTATCGGCTGTGGATTTATCGCATTCTTAACCTATCATTTATTGCCCTCATCATTTGGGGAATTATTACATTACTTACATGAAGAAGTATTCGATTCAGTTAGACATAGACGAAAGCGGGGCGATTAAGAACGTCGATAAGGTTGCCGGTACACTTGACAACGCGACGCAGAGCGCGGTCAATCTGAGGCAACAGCTTCGCGAAATGCAGAAGCAACTTTCGAACCTCGATGTCAATTCGGAAGAGTTCCAAAAGTTGTCGAAGGAGGCCGGTGAACTCAAAGATAAGATCAAAGACGCCAGCGAGGCCATCAATCGTCAGGCGGGTAGTTCATTTGAGCGACTTAGCAACAATGCCGCAGGACTGAAGGATTCACTATTGAACCTTGACTTCGAGCAAGTGGGTTCGTCGCTTAAAGGTTTGGCCGGCACAGTGAAGGGATTCACCTTTACAGAATTTTCGGATGGTCTGAAGAACGTTACATCTGGATTCGCATCGCTTGGAAAGGCACTGTTATTAAATCCGCTTTTTCTTATCATCACGGGCAGCACCTTACTGATTGCCAATTTTGAAAAGATCACTGCACTATTCGATGGCATCACTGACGCACAGGTTGAAGCAGCAGCAGCACAACAGAAATCAGCGGATGCGGCAAAAGCGCAGTACGATCAGGTAAGCGCCACCGAAAATACATTGCGATTACAAGGCAAGACAGAAAAGGAAATTCTCGAACTGAAGAAGCAGGCACTCGACACTGCGATCCTCGAACAACAAACAGCCATTGAATCGCAGCAAGTAATTTTGAACGGTCAGATTGAAGCCGCTGAACGCAACAAGTCGGTTCTTAAAGGTATCCTCGACTTCATCACCATACCGATTCAGGTTCTTCTCAAAGGAATCGACAGCATCGGATCAGCATTCGGTCAGGACTTCGGACTTGAATCCGCATTCGGAAAAGGTTTAGAAAGTATCGCAAGTGCTGTGTTCGATCCCGAAGAAATAAAGGTTGAAGGGCAAAAGACAATCGATGCAGCCAAGAAACAACTCGCAGAACTTCAGAATACCCGTGATGGATTTGAAGTTCAAGAAAAAGAAAAAGCAAAGGCAGCGGCAGCGGAACGGGCAGAGGCAAGAAAAAAAGAAGCCGATGCGTTTATTGAATCGCAAAGACAAGTCAGCGAAGAACTCGCCAAACTACTTGCAGAACAGGAAGCAGAGGAGGCCGCTTCGCTCAGGCGTAGGCTTGACGCACAGGTGAAGGCTAACGAGGAACGAATAAAGAAAGAGGATGAACAGTTTGCATTACTGCAATCGCTCATTCAGTCTGAAAGTCAAAAAGAAATAGAGGCGGTTGTTGCCAAATATGAAGCATTGTTTGAAGTTGCAAACGGCAACGCGGAACTCGAAACACAACTTGCAACAAAACAGGCGGAAGAATTAAAGGCAATCAGTGATAAGGCAGCGGCGGATGAAATAGCAAATCAGGAACGGGTAAACGCATCAAAAGTTCAATTAGCATCGGACACAATCGGCGCACTCATATCAATTACTGATTCATTCGGGGCGAAGAACGAAGCACAGGCGAAACGTCAGTTTAATATTAACAAAGGATTGCAGATTGCGCAGGCACTCATTCAGACATACCAATCGGCTAACGCAGCATTCGCATCAGCAGCGGCCAACCCGCTAACGATTGCGTTCCCTGGATTTCCGTTTGTGCAAGCAGGTTTGGCAGTTGCCGCAGGTTTGGCTCAGGTTAATAAGATTAGGCAAACTACTTTCAACGCATCAGGCGGTGGATCAGCATCGGCAGGTAGTTCAGCAAGCGTCAGCGGTTCGTCAGCTGGTGGATCAGGAGGTGGTGCGCCACAATTCAATCCTGTGAACACTGACTTTGTGAACAGCAGACCACCACAACCGCCGCGGGCGTATGTTATGGCAAACGATGTTATTAAAGGCGTAGAGGCTACCGAACAGATCGACAGGCAGGCAAGGCTATAAAAAGAAAGCCCCCGAACGTTTCCGAGGGCAGACCAAATAAACCTACAACGAGTATAAAAACAACTTTGAGATAATGCGCAAACATAAACAAAAAACATAAATTTGCAATATGGAAAAAATAAAAGTATATGAGGCGAAGATTGACGAAGAAGGCGAACTCGGAGTTTACGCAATCTCATTCGTAGATGAGCCTGCAATTCAATCGGGTTTCATGCACTTCAAATCTCAGTATAAACTTCGCAAGATTGATGAGGACAAGCGCATGGTGTACGGCCCCGCGATGATTCCCGATCTTCCGATTTATCGGGTAGATGAGAAAGGAAATGAGTTTTTCATCAAGTTTCCAAAGGACGTTGTGCGCGAAATGGCACACCGTTTCCTGATGAAGAACAACCACCAGAACACGACCGTTGATCATGAAAAGAAACTGAGCAATACAATCGTGGTTGAATCGTGGTTGAAGGAAGGCGACAGCGATAAGAGTATTTCGCTCGGCCTCGGTGAACTTCCTGATGGCACTTGGTTGACAGGTAGCAAGGTGAACGATGACGATGTTTGGATGCGGGTGAAATCGGGTGAACTTACAGGTTATTCAATCGAGGTTGATCTTGATCGTGTCCTTGTCGGTGCTGATCCTGTGGATGAACTCGTAAAAGAAATGGAGCAAATCATAAATTCAATATAAATGAAAACAGTTATCTTCACCCTACTGATGGCCGTCACAATTACAGGCTATTCTCAACTTACCGCAAACGATGTCGGACTTCCGCAGGACGTTTACGACGCCTACAAGAATGTAGTGTTCACGCAGGAATATGTTCCAGGCGCACTTGAACTTACCAAACTTGAAACCAAGCGCACAGTGGCAGGCGTAACAACCACAACAAAGGAGGTTGTTCTTCGGCCTTCGCGAAACTTCACACCTAAGACTACCCAATCGGGCGTTTACGGTCTGAATCTAATCTCAAACTTTGTGCATGAGTTCGGCTACGATGTTATTACTCAAACCGATTCTGGTTATGTTTTTTCAAGATCATTCGATGCAATGCGGTTTATTGTCTGGACTAAATCAGGAAAGTATCACTCTCAATTATTGTGGCCTGACTACGGCTTTAGATTGACCGATCCTTATACAAAGAAGTCGAGATACTACACTGAGGCCGAATTAATGCAAATGAAATACTTTCCAAGCGGATCAAAATCACATCGCACAATTACACGCAATGAACTGATCGCTTTCTCCAATCGTTATCGTATCGGATCGGCGGTCAATCCTCAGACGCACGTAACAAGTCTATTCGCTACCATTGACCGATTGAGCAATAATCAATATAAAGGCAACATCTACATCAATGGCAATCTTGTAACATCGAGTGCGACACTTCCGCTTGTCACTTCATACGGCACGACAGGCATAAGGGTTGGCGCAGTTCGATGGAGATTCCTAAATGAGTGCGTTCCGAACGACGGCGGCCAGATGACAACTACCAATGTCATGGGTTCGTTATACTACGAATACGGAAACTTCGGTACCTGTGATGGTTCATCTTCGGGCGTAGTTGATAACACCACACTGACCACAACCATTGTATCAGGCTCATCATTCGATTATGATTCGACAAGTGATGTTGTAACATACAATTCAAGCAAAGACATGGCTATTTGGTTTAACTTTGAAACGCAGATAGCCAACGGGAAGAACGAAGGTGGGGATGGATATTGGAGTGTGACAGACAACCGCAGAGCAATATCGCTCGGTGATCTTTAGGATTTTGGTTTTTAGATAAAATAGTTTAGTTAGGTTTTAAATGAAAAGCCCCTCAAACGTGAGGGGTTTTTTCGTTATCACTCACTCCGCCATTTCAGATTCAAGGAAGGAAAGTATCAACCGCCTCTCATCGTCGCTCAGTTGATCTATAATCGTGTGAGCATAGTACGGCTTGCACTTATCTTCGAGAATCGAATAAGGCCAAATGTTCTTGTCTGATTTGAAGTCGATCAGATAAATGTCGTCATGATTCCGATCAATGGCAACGGGAGCAAACCCATTCACAACGAGCAGCAACTCACTTGCATGATCTAACCCTGACTTCTTATCGTTCGGCCAAAGTCCTGTGAAGCCCGAGCCGATGCAATCCTTCGCGTAGCCGTAACCCTTCAGATATTCCGCGCAATCGGTGGGGAAACTGTACTGAGTACCTTTGTACATACATTGCCCCGGCAAACCTTCGCGACTGATCTCAACAATCTCACGTTCGCAGGTCTGTTTAATCGCCCAACGTGAAATCATTCGCCCTGCCCCGATCAACTTATTCTCGTGTCGATTCGTGTGGATCATCGCCCGACCTGTTGAGAGTTCATAGTAACAGTTTCTTCGGAATCCGATGTAATCAAGGCGGCTGTATTGTTTAAGATAATTGAATCCTTCGTTAGTCAGAACATCGTCGTCGCCCATGATGATGAAGTGGCTGAATTCAGATGAATGTTCATATGCCATCCGTAGTGCAGCGTTCCACTTTTCGCCAGGCCGATTCTTTTCGAGTTCAGCAATTCCGACAACATTCTCATCACTTGACAACAGCAAGTAGTCTGCGGTTTCGCTTACGGTATAAGCAGCCACGACAGGAACGCCAAGACGACGAGCGCAGAGTAAGACCAATTCACTAACGCGGGAGCGACCGTTCAAACAGGTCACGATGCAGGGGTTAAATGTGTTCATAGGGCAAATGTATAAAGAAAACTATACTTAACAACCCTTTTCGTGAAAAAATAAACATTCGGATATTTTACTTCAAACGATATTCTCATGTCAGCAAAAGATAAAATCACCGAACTGTACCACAAGAATCTTGAATTCTTCAAGAAAATCGGCCTCAAACTTTCCGAAGAAAAAGCGATTGAATTCATGGCCGAAGGCAAATTAGCCGATGGCACGATTGTGAAAACTCCATCCGCTTCATTTGAGGTTGGTGCTGAGGTTTACGTTGTCGGTGAAAACGGTGAAACACTTGCACCCGCAGGTGAACACACCCTCGAAGATGGCACCGTGATCGTTGTCGGTGACGATGGAATGATTGCAGAAATCAAAGAGGTTGAGATGAAGAAAGAAGAAGAAGAACTCAGCCAAGAAGATGCACTTGAAATCATCAAGTCGCTCAATGATCGTGTGACTGAACTTGAAACAAAGTTGAGCGCGATTGAAGTTGAAAAGGACAGCGAAACGCAGGCACACGAAGCGACGAAAGAAGAACTTTCAGCCAAGTCAAAGGAACTCGCAGCACTGAAAAAAAAGGCGTCTGCCGATTCAGTGAAGGACGAAAAGTTCAGCACAAAAAAAAATAACGAAACCACCAATGAACCAAAGAAAGGTTCACGCGAATGGTTTCTCAAATACACAGAACAGTAATCTCACCAAAAAAAGCAAAATAAAATGCCAACAACTACTTCACTCACTACCACCTACGCAGGAGAATTGGCCGGTGAGATTCTTGCACCCGCACTTACCGAACTGAAATCACTCGATTTCGTAACGGTAAAACAAAACGTTCCTTACAAGACCGTTGTTCGTACAATCACAGACAGCGTAACGTTCGAGGCTGGTACTTGTGACTTCACCCCAACGGGTACGATCACACTTGCCGAGCGTATCTTGACACTCGAAGAGTTTCAGGTTCAGCGTCAAATCTGTAAGAAAGATTTCTTCACAGACTGGTCAACTCGTGACGTGATGTCTGGCCGTGTGAATGCCGAAATTCAAGCTGCAATCCTTGAGAGATTGACAGGTGGTATCGCTGCGAATCTTGAATTGAATGTACTGTGGAAAGGTGTCAATGGCACAACAGGACAGTTCGATGGATTCGGAACGATCATCGACGCCAATGCAAACGGTAACGTGAACTTCGTTGCTACGCCTGTTGCGTTGACAGTGGACAACATCATCTCAAAGGTTGATGCCTTGATCGCTGCAATGCCAATCGCAGTTAAGTCTGCGACGGAGAAGCCGATCATCTACATGAACCAACTCACATGGGAACTCTTCATGCGTGCGCAGATCGCAGCCGGAAACGGTTGGTATGCGAATCTCGGACCAGCGATGGCAGGTCTGAAGTACATGGGATTGTATGAGATCGCGGTTTGTCCGGGTATCGCAAACAACACGATGTACATGGCTCGTAAATCGAACCTGTGGTTCGGCACATGGTTGACCAACCAGATGAATGAGATTTTCATCCTCGACATGAAAGAGAATGATGGCTCGCAGAATATCCGCTACGGCGCGACATTCTACGCAGGTGTGCAGATCGGATTGACTTCTGAAATCGCAGCCTACGGACCTGGATTGTCGTAATCAACTGAATTCATAACGGGCGGCTAACAACCGCCCTAATACAATAAAAAAATGCCTTGTTTACTCACATCAGGATTCACATCTGACTGCCTCGAAGGTGCGGGCGGTGTGAAAGAAGTGTTCTTCCAAAATTGGGAAGACTTTTCTGCCGGTATTACCTTCGATGGAACGACCGGAGAAGTTGATGCGCTTCCCGAAGCGACATTGTACCGCTACGTTCCACTCAAGAACTCGGCATCATTTACCGATGCTTCCGTTCCATCACAGGAAAATGGAACACTGTTTTTCACACAGACAGTGACACTTCGCTTGTCTGGTCTTTCGATGGCCAAGCGCAATGAGATTCTGAATCTTTCAAAAGCTAAAGTGATCGCATTCGTTCGCACCATGCAAGATCAGATTTGGATCGTCGGACGTCAAACAGGATTGTACTTGTCAACAGGTCAGGCCGCAGCAGGTCAGGCTCGTGGTGACTTCAACGGTTATGAAATCACAATGACTGCCGACGAACCACTTCCGGCAGAGAAACTCGAAAACTTTACTTCGGTTCCATTCGACAACTTCGCAGATATTACAGTATCGCCCGCATATCCAGGCGTATCGTGATCGTAGATTATGGTTATTAAGTGAAAAGGGTGGGTATTTGCCCACCTTTTTTTTTGAAATGATAAATCTTGTAACAAATACAGCCAATCAAACAGCGTACTTCACGCTCGATGAGGCACGTCAATACTTCAGCGAAACATTCACGCACTATCTTGTTATCATTACACGGTCAGAGAATCAACCATCGGGCGAAAATATTGCTCAGGTTCCGACGATCTTAGAGGATAACGCCCGATATACGTCGCTCAGACTTACAACAGTTGGCCTACACTCAACAGGTCAATACAATTACGTTGTGTATGGTCAAAATTCAAGTTCAAACCTCGATCCTGAGAATGCTTCGGTGGTTGGTTTGCTCGAACGCGGAATGGTTACGATGACCGATAACACGACTATCTTTACCGCATTAACACAACAGATTCCAGATGACTACCGATCCTAAGCAAATCAACCAAATCACCCGAATGAACTTCGAGGTATATACTCCGGTATCAACTAAGGAGAAGATTGATCGTTCCGGTTGGTTGAATTACGGTGATCGCAATGATTTCCCGAACTATCTTGTGGAGATCAAGCAGTCGTCACCTGTTCATGGATCGCTTGTTCGTAGTATCGCTGACATGGTAGCCGGAAAGGGAGATCAGTCAGGAACATTCACGCCCGAAATGATCGGTAAGATTTCCAACGATCTGATTACTCAGGGAGGGTTTTATCTTGAGGTCATTTATACTATTGACGGCACGAACATCAGCAAGGTTAATCATCTTCCGTTCTGCAATGTTCGACTGTCGGTTAATGAATATCTTGAGATTGATGGAGTGTGGTATTCCCGCGACTGGTCACAGTATAAAAAGAAAGGATTTGAGCCAAGATTTATCGACTTATTCAACACGGGTGCACTCGAAAAAAGTCGTCAGTGCATCATCTGTTTTGAGCCGACTGATGGCGTGGAAAAATACCCGAAGCCTGACTATTGGGGAGCGATCAATCACATTGAAACGGCTCGGCAGATTGGTTTATATCACGCCAATTCATTTTTGAATGGTCTATTCCCTTCGTTCATCATCAACATGAGAAACGGCATCCCTGATCCTGACGAACAGAATCAGATCATCATGGATTGGGAGGGTAAACTTTCGGGAGCAAAGAACACAGGAAAGTTCATCATCACGTTCAACAATCCAGGCTCGGACAATTCACCTGAGATCACAAGCTTCCCGATGACCGAAGCTAACACTTCGTATCTTGAACTATCATATCGCCAATGCACCGAGCAGATATTCATTGCTCACCGTGTCACTACTCCGCGAATCTTCGGGGTTGCAGACAGTGGAAACGGCCTTTCTTCCAACACCGATGAGATGCTTGTCGGTCTGAATATCTTCAACTCC